AAAAATAAAAAAAGATTTAAAAAGTTTTTTAATTAAAGGTATAAAACCCCCATTTTATCGAAGCTAATAGGAGGAGAGAATCTTATTTATAGAAATATATGAAAAAAAAGTAACAAAAAACATATGAAATAAAGAAATATATGAAAAAAAAGTAACAAAAAACATATGAAATAAAGAAATATATGAAAAAAAAGTAACAAAAAACATATGAAATAAAGAAATAATGAACTAAAACGGGGGGGGGTGAAAGAGATTAAAGAGAGTTAAACACTTGTATTATAAGTTATTGAAAGCCACTAAAAATGTTAGAAAGGCATTATCAATAAGAAAATGAATGTTAATAACTGAAAGGAATTAATAATAAAAAAAGAAACAAAAAACATATATGTTAATATTATAAAAAGTCTAGCGAATCTTAAGTTATATGTTATGTTATATATATAGGCCCCCAGAGAAATCCCGCTAATCTGTCACTACTCCTTAAGGGTATTACTACTCTCCAATACAAACGCACTCTTAAAAAGAAAGAACCCTATAAATAATCATGCACTATAAATATAGTGAGGGGTTACCTCTAGACTTGGGCAATAAGAATTTTTTTAGTTAAGCGCTTACTGAGAAGTCTATGTGAAAAGGATCCATAACAGAATTGAACCCCCAGGCGGAAGAAGATGTAATCCCCGACGTGGAATTACGAAATTTCCTTCGTTATAATGTTCCCTTGAACAATATACAGGAATCACGAACCCATACGTATGTATTGGATTACTAAAAGGCTTTTTGGCCTTAAGAGTGAAGCCGAAGGTAAGCAAGGCTTAGACAGAAGTATGCTTCATAAGGTAGCTTAGCTAGCTAGAAGAGAGAGTAAGAGAGAGAATAATTTTTAATGTGTTTATTTCCAACCGAAAGATATATAAATAAAAGAATATATATAAAGAGATGAAGATTTACAAAGTAATGTGGGGATTCGTCTGGAGAACTAAATTTTTTACAATGAGAATTTACTGGAAATCATAATGGACGGAAGAACACGGTACAATAGGATGGTGCAATTACTTAAACCCTTAGTTGGAAAAAAATTAAGAATGTCTGAGATCCAAAGAAAAATTATGATTAATATAGGGACGTCCGAAACAGTTGTGAGAGAGAGTTTAAAATTTATGATAGATCTAGGTTTAATTAAAGAGGTGGATCATCTAGTGTTTCAAGTGATGAGTTGTGAACTAGAAGATGAATGATGATGAAGAACAAAAATTCGGAGCCCTTGAAAAAAGAATTAAAGACGACCACAGAATTAATAGAGATATCCAAGAGTCAATCCAAATCTTCCTCCAAAGAAAAGATCAACTTGTGGAATGCCCCGAATGTGGTAGACTTCGCGTGTGAGAAATTAAACATCACTTTAGACCCTCATCAGAAAGAATACGTTGAAGCGGAGGGAAATTCCGCAGCACATTGCGGACGTCAATCGGGGAAATCATTTTCACAGGCGATAAGAACTGCTATTTTCTGTTTACTTTGGAAGAAAGAAGATCACACTGGCGCAAATACTGTTTTAATCACAGGAGGAGTTGAAAGACAAGCCTATGAGCTCTATATCAAGGTAAGAGAAGTAATAAAACAAATCGCCCCTCACATGATCGTTGGGAGGCCAACGATGGAGAGGACGGAACTAAAGAATGGTTTAAGGATTTTGTCATTACCTTGCGGTCGTGACGGAATGGGACTTAGAACTTACGCATTAGTGAGACTTGTGGTGGATGAGGCCCATTATGTGCATGATGATGTTTATACTGCAATCGAACCCATGTTGGCCACAACAGGGGGAACGATGGATTTACTTTCAACACCCCGAGGGAACAAAGGAAGGTTCTTTGAGGCGTGCCAACCCGAGAGCGGATTTAAGGTCTTCCATTGGACAAGTGAAGACTGCCCTAGAATCACAAAGGAATTTCTAGGAGCCCAAAGAAAGAGAATGACTAAACTACAATACGCTCAAGAATACCTTGCTATTTTCATTAGTGATCTCCAGCAATTTTATCCCGATGAAATTGTTAATGCCTGCCTCGCCGATGCTCCTATCGGAAAGAGAGGGAGCTTTTTCCTTGGAGTGGACGTGGCGAGGTATGGTGGAGATGAGAACGCGTTTGTTGTTGTGGAAAGAGTGAGGAATCATGTGAGAGTGGTTAGGATTGAGACGACAGAACGTGTAAGCACGTGGGAAACGATGAAAAGAATCCAATCCCTTAATGCAGAGTTCAAATTTAGAAAAATCTATATTGATGATGGGGGAATAGGGGGAGCGGTTTTAGACGCACTTTTACAGGATGCAAAGATCAAATTTAAGATAGTTGGACTAAACAACGCCCAAAGATCAATAATCGGAGATAAATCCAAAGGAAAGAGAATCCTAAAGGAGGATATGCACGGAAATCTAAGGCGATTATTAGAGCAGAAATTAATCTATTTACCAAAGCATGACGCCATGTTAAACAGTTTATCGTCGGTGCAGTTTGAATATACTGACCACAGAAACTTTAAAATCTATGGGAAATACACCCATATCACAGAAGCGATGGTTAGGGCGTGTTGGTGTATGATAGAGAAACCTTTAAATATCTACTGTGCGTAACTTTTCCATGGCTTACACGGGAACAGTCGCAACAGAGGCGGAATTGGATTTAGCAGTTGGGGAAAATGTGGACACTACAGGTTGGACCGAAGCAAACAAAAATCTACTAATCGCACAGGCAGAAGGTTTTTTGTGCACACTTTTAGAGTATGATATTGTTACAAACTGGGCAAGCCTCCAATCAAAATTCAAACCTGTTCTTTCAGAGTGGGCTTCAAGATCATGCGCTCTTATGGGCATCGCTTACAATATGATTAACTACTCTTCAAGAATTGAAGCAGAAGATATGGTCAATATCCACACCTACAGACTCGATTTGATTGAGAAGATGATCAGAGAAGGAAGATTCCAGAAGGCCTTGGGAGTGAGTTAATGGTAGGAATAAATCTAGGAAGGGAAAAAGGACTTTTCACTTATGGCAGGATTTTTCAAAGACCTCTCGATGAAAGATTTTGGGAAATAAGAGATATTGAATTAAAAACCACTATAAGCTGGGATTCGATAAAGAGTACGGCAACAGGAGGCACACCAATCTCAATCTTTTTTAGAGATGATGGGAAGAAAATGTATATAGGGGATGGTGTTCAAATAGCAGAATTTGATCTAGGAAACCCGTGGGAGATTAATGACTCATTAACATTTGTAGGAAAGAGTGCAGATCTAACGGCGGGAGGAAACCCTGTAGGAAATGGATTATTTTTCAAACCAGACGGGACTAAAGTTTTTTGGACAGATACAGCAGGCTCTAATCAAATAAATCAATCAACACTATCTACAGCATGGGATATCACATCTATGGGGGCGATCACCACATACACTACAGCGTCGGACAGTATAGGCCTATGGTTTAATAAAGCTGGAGATGAAGCTTTTGCAATGATATTTAATGCGGGAAGTTACAGACTTTATGCCCTCCCCTTGACAACGCCCTGGGACATAACAAGCGTTTCAGGAGCGAGTTTTATAACCCCTGCAGAAGAAACACAAATGGAAGGGATCAACATGAGCATCAATGGAAGAAAGGTAATCCTCTTCGGCACAGACAATGACAGCTTTTACGAATACGAATTAACAAATCAAGGATCCTATCAATTCCAAGCGGACCAAATAGTGGCCAATGCTTACGGAAACAAAACAAAAAGACCACAACAGGGGAACGCGGGTTTTTTTATTAATAAACAAGGAAATAAGATGTTTCAGACAGTGACAGGGGCTTTTGATGGAATAGAACAGTATGACTTCAAAGAAACAAGAGACTCTTCAAGATAGAAACGCTTAAATACATGATTTCACACAATCTCACATGGTAGGCACAAGAGACTTCGATCATGTCACAACTTCTAACCCCGATCAAACTTTAAGTGTGGTTAATGATCCAAACCAGAAATTAGATTCAGCAGGAGCAGGGGAATCAGTCTGGCAGAATACGGAATGGACTACTTATAATGGATTCTATAGACAATATCCAGAGATTAAGGCGCAGATTGATAAATTAGCGTTATGGACTGTGGGGAAGGGCTACAACGCAGAGGAAAAAACACAAAAGATTTTAGAAAAGATAAAAGGATTTGGAAAAGACACTTTTAATTCAATTATGGAAAATCAGATTAAGATAAAAAAGATCAATGGAGATTCTTATGCTCACATCGTAAAAGACAAGGCGGGAAGGTTGGTTAATCTTAAACCTCTAAATCCTGGAAGAATGAAGATAATTACTAAAGAAGATGGACTAATTGATAGATATGAGATAATGTCTGTTGATGGAAAAAAGGCAGTTCACACCTTCACACCTAAAGAAATTTTCCATCTCACTAATGACAGGGAAGGAGATGAAATCCATGGTGTTTCGGTGTTTGAAGCATTAAAAGACATTTTGAAAAATATAAAACAACTTGATCAAGATATGATGGTTGTGTTTCATAGGTTTGTAGTTCCACAGATTGTGTGGGAATTAGAGACGGATGATGATGCAGAGATCGATAAATTCAAAACTAAAGCAGATAAAGGGCAGAATGAAGGTAGGAATTTATTCATTCCAAAGGGTGCGGCCTCATGGGATATTCTTAAAGTAGAACAATTTGCGAGTTTAAATCCTTTAGATTGGAGAAAGGAGTGGGTTGATCATGCAACAAAATCCACAGGAATCCCTGAGTTAATTCTGGGTTCGGGCCAAGATACAACAGAAGCTTCAGCGAAGGTTGTTTATCTTGCATTCCAACAGACTATTGAGAAAGAGCAGAGGTTTGTTGAAGAGCAGTGTAAACTACAATTAGGAATAGAATTAGTATACGAGTTCCCAGCGAGGATAGAAGAGAACTTGGGAGAAGATGAAGGTAAAGACAGCGACATTAACAAGACAAAGAGATCAGAAGTAGAAATCACCTCAGTAGATAAATCTAAAGATACGAAGGTGGTGGCCCCTAAATAATGAACCAAGAACTCTTCTACTTAGTGAAAGACGTTGGTGTACCGACGTTCTTTTGCATCATGCTCTCTTTCCTTCTTTGGAGAGTGGTGGCAAAAGGCATGGAAGTAATAGAGAAAAACACAGGTGCGATTGATAAATTAAAAGAAATCATTATCTCAAAGTTATAACAAAAGCTTTATAAACTAAGAAATCTTAGTCTCATAATGGAAGAAGAAACCAACCAAACCCCAAGTGAAGAGACTCAGGAAACTGAGACTCAAGAGCAAGAAACTTCAGAAGATACTTCTGAAGAAAAATCTGAGGAGACCTCATCCTCAGACGCAGTTTTAGATAAATTCAAAGAGGAGAGAGAGAAGATAGATAAGAGTGTGGCCGCTTTGAAAAAGGAGAATGACCGAAGAGAAAAGTTATTAGGTGAGAGAATTTTGGGTGGCGGTTCTCCAGCGGGACAAGTTGTTGCAAAGAAAGAAAACACAGATAAGGACTATGCAGACAAAGCATTAAAGGGGGAATTAGATACAAAATGAATAAACCAAAAATGCCAAAAGATATTCCTGTTGTGTTAAACACCAAAAATGGAGTCTTATGGAAAAACGTGGAAAGGGTTTATGAACAAAGAGTTGAAGATAACAAAATTCAGGCAGAACTCGACGACGTAATCTTAAAATACGCGAAAGAGAAAGTGGAAAAAGACGCGGAAGATTTAAAGAAAGAATTGGAAAAAGGAAGTTAATTGTTGAGTCTTTTTTGAGATTTTTCTCGCACACGCTACGAAAAACACACTGATGCGCTTCAAAAAAGGTCTAGTAAGGTGTCATAAATTAGTTATTCGGTTAAGCGAAAAGCTTAAATAGTGGTAAACTATGGAGTTGCATGGCTTTAGAACTTACGATTGACAAGGAAACACAGATAGCTGAATCTTTTACAGTTGCCGATGGTGCAAGCATTGAAAAAGGTACTCTTATGAAATTATCAGATCCTAATACTGTTGCTGCTAGTGATGGAGATGCAGATATAATTGCTGGTGTTCTAAAAGTTGAGAAGGTGGCTAGTTCTGGAATAACACAGGCAGCAGTTTGGACTAGGGGAGTTTTCAAAGCAACTGCTGGCGGGTCAATCACTGTTGGTGATGCTTTAATTACAAATGCTTCAACAGGTGCAGCTAATGAATTAGTTACAGCTGGAGTTAATGCAGAAAATATTGTAGGAAGAGCATTAGAGACAGCTTCAGACACACACACATTCTTATTCGAACTAAATCCACAGACGATTAACGTAGCATAATGGCAGATACAAACGGACAAGTAGACATAAGGGGACTGGACATTAAGAGAATTGTGAGAGGATTTGCAGATGAAAAGAGTATGTTTGACACTTTGGTAGAGAATGTTAAAGCGAGTGCTAGAAAGATTAGATGGTTTCAAAAAACTGCAGGATTCTTAGATTCAAATACTACTACTGGAATTACAACTTCTAGGATTGAAAATCACCCAGAAGGTGCACGACCTGTGGTTGTTGGTCAGACATGGACTAGAAACGAGACTTATGTAAGAAAGAGAATGGTGGAGTCTGAATGGGTTACTATCGAAGACATCTCAGATAATGACGTAAGGATGTGGGCAACATTAGCGAGAGACTTGGTTAGAGCAGTAAGAAACCAAAAAGACAAGAGAATATACAACGTAATTACAGAAGATCAAACTCCAAGTACAATTAACTCTGGTGCTGCTACAGGAAACGGATGGGATGACACATCTAACGGTAATCCAATATTAGATATTCTTGCGGGGCAACAGGCAATAAGATCAAACTCCTA